CTTGGCCCGGCAGTACGCGGCGCGCCGGTAGCTGGCCAGATAAAAGGCTTCTTTTTCCATGCCGGAGCCTTCCAGCGAGGTAAAGCCTTGGTCTTGCCAGGCGGCTTTGCGCAGGTCCAGATCCAGATTCACTTCGCCCATGCCCATGGTCAGACCTTCCACCAGCAGCTCGGGCAGGTATTCCGCAGGCAGCCGATAGGAAGCCTGGAACTCGGCCAGTTGCAGATCCGGCCAGAAGCCGTCGTTGGATATCGTGCGATCCACCAGGGTGGTCGGCTTGCCGCCAAAACTCATGTGCTGACCTCCTCGGGTGGACGTGTTGAATAGGGCGGGGGGATCTGCGTCAGATGGTTAGCACTGGGCTTTCATCTCGGCAGGCCCCCGCTGGGGTGGGTAGTCGGTTATTCGTTGCCGGTGTGGTTGGCTGTATTCCGTTCAGCCTCCTGCTTACGCAGGGCCTTGGTCGCCTCATCCATGCGGGTCTTCACACCGATCTCCGGGTACAGCTCGGCGGCGCGGTAAAAGTGGCCGCAGGCTTTATTCCACTGCTCGGACTCCATGGCGAGAATCCCCAGCAATTTGTGAAAGCGCGCCGGGATCCGCTCGAACAGCTCCCATTCGCCATCGACGCGCGGCAGTAGCTGTGACAGGTACGGCTCGGGGCTGCGCTTGGCCTTGTGCTCGGCCTCGGCCCACTCGATCAGCGTGTCAGCGACGAAGGTCGGTATGTCGCGGCGGAAGCGCTCCGGCATGGCCTGCTTTTGCCCCATGGCAAAGTCGGCCAGCTCCAGGGCCTGCTCGAACTGCTCGGTGTCGAACAGCCAGACCAGCACCTGCATCAGCACCGGGTTCGGGTGGTTCAATCCCGACTCGCGGTAGCGCTGCACGTATTCCAGGTACTTGGGCAGCAACTCGTCACGCTTCAGCCGTTGGCGGGCCTCCATGGCGTTGAGGTCCGACAGCCTGGCGCAGTCTTCGGCCAGGGCACTGGTCATCAGCGCCAGGTGTTTTTGCGCATTGGCGGGACCCGCCAGGGCAGTGGCCGGGGTGTAGGCGTCGGCACTGGACAGCGGTCCCTGCTCCAGGGTGCGGCGCTTATGGTTCAGGGCCAGGCTCATACGTCTGGACTCGCTGGGGCGTCGGGCGCTTTGTCGGCGACAAACTCGACGTTGGTTGCTTCGATGGCGGCGAACTTGCCCAGTTGCTCGATCACATAGCCCTCGTTACGGGCGTTGTAGTCCTCAACCTGCGAGCGCTTCGGGTTCTCGATGATCTGGCGGCGCCAGCTGCTGTCCTGAAAGTAGATCGACAGGTTGTCCCAACTGGTGACCACCACGCCCTTGCTCGGAAAGTGCGGGCAGGTGAACGACGGCAGACCGCCATAGGTGGCAACCACCTGGGCCAGCTCAATGCGTTCTTTCTCGGTGGGGGTCTGGCCTTGGGCGGCGTACAGCTTGCCCTTGTCATGGGCCAACAGATCGCGGCCGATAATCGCTATCAGGTCGCCACCGTCGCGAAACTCTTCATCGATCATCAGCGACACGTCGAACACCAGGGCGTCGAGGTTCTGGTAATCGCCCAGGCCACCGATCTGGATTTTTCCAGCGTTCTTGCCTTCGGTCAGAATCTGCTGCGGGGCCTGTTCGCGGGCAATCTGCAGCCAGCCCTTGTTCACATCCTGCAACAGCGGGTTGGCGGTGCGGTCGGTGGTCGCGGCAATGCTGATGCCGTTCCAGCCGATCATGATCCGGTCCAGACCGATCTGTTTTTGCACGGCGGCGGCGTAGCGTTTGGCAAAGTCGGGGAACTTGGCCCAGGCGTCGATGGTGGCGTACTTCAGGCCGACGTCACTGTGCGTATCGAACAGCTCGTACCCCTTGCCATCCAGGCCCATCACGTTGCGCGCTACTCGATCGGTGGTGGTCGTGTTGGTGCGGCCGGTGACCGTCCCGTTGACGCCCAGCATGACTTTTTCGCCCTTGATCTCGCTCACCGGCAGCACGTTAATGCGCTGCAAGAAGGCCGAGCTGAGGGTGATTTTGTCGTTCAGCGTCTGCGCATGGGTCGGGTCGACGTTGAATTCTTCACGCACGTCGGCCACGGCGTAGGTGGCCGCGATGGCCAGCGCCAGGGTGCTGAATTTCAAGCGGGCTGCTGCGTTCAGGCTCATCAGTACACCGCCTCTGGTTGGTCGTCTGCGGCGCCGGTGACAACGGGTACGGTTTTGCCCTTGCCCTGGTTCAGCGCGGTGTTGAAGGTTTCGGTCAGCGTGTCCAACGAACCCTTGAGTTCGTTGAACTGAGCGACCGTGATGCCGGTTTCGGCCACGGGTTCAGTGACGGGCTCGGCGGCCTTTTCGGTGGTGGTGCCCGGCGGTTGCTTGGCGAAGGCGGCGGCGCTGGTTTCGAGGCTGGTCGCCACGGTGCCAAGCTTGTCCACTGCGGCGGCAAAGGCCTGGGCAGTTTTTTCGTCCATAGAGGTCTCTTCTGGTGGGGTGGTCGGGGCTTCAATGGGAGCTGTGGCGGTCGAAGCGCTCACCCCCAGTCGGCTGAACAAACGGGTGAAAAATGACAATGCGGCCTCGTCATCAAGGTTCGCGGGGGACAGGTCTTCCAGCTGTTCCACGTTGGCAAAGTGATTGCCGGTGCCGGCACGACGGGAAAAGTGCAAGGGCTCGGTACCGAGGCTGGCCGGTTCATCGGTGACGGCCATTCCGCACAGGTAGGCCTTGCCCGTATCGGCGAAGTTCGGCTGGATCTCCACGCTGCTGAAAATCTTCTGACCGTCCTTGTTCATGGACAGCAAGTACTCGTTCGGCTGGAGCTTGGCGAACAGCGCGACCTTGCCACCGGCCAGGTCTTCGGCTTTCAGCTCGACGACGGTGCCCATGCTGCCGAAGTAACGGATGTGCTCGTACCAGATCGTCGCGGTGTAGGTCGCCGGGTCGTAGCTGTCGGCCATGTCACGCAGATCCTGCGCTTCGATGGTGCGGCCGTCGGCGGTCTTGCCGCTGGTGGCGACACGTTTCCAGTCAGTGACAAAGGTGCGTGGCATGGGAGGGAATCGCTCGGTTCGGGTTGCAGTTGCCGCCACGATAAGCACCTGAAATCCCCGGAACAAACGGTTCCCTTCCTCGGAATTCCTATTTTCAGGGAATAGGAATCACCAGGAATTTAAGGGCGGGTTTGTGCCGATTGAGCTGCATAAACTGCGGCTCATGCCCTACTTACCTGAAGTCAAAGACGCCGCGAAAAAACTATATTTACGCCGCTATAAGCCGCGTGAAATACAGGCGCAACTCAAGCTGGCGAACATCCGCATCGTGTATTACTGGATCGCCAAGGGCGGCTGGGACGAGATGCTGACCGATGAAGAACCGCTGAGCGCGGTCAGTCGGCGCATCACCCTGATCCTGGAAAAGAAGGAAACCCTGGTCAAGTCCGAGCTGGACGAGCTCGATCGGTTGATTCAGGCCCGCGAGCGCCTACAGAAACAGTCGATCAAGCCCACCGCGCTACCGGCTGGCGACGCACCGTCCGAACCCCAGGACCGGCAGCGCCACGATCGAAGCGCCGACCGCAAAAGCCGGGATCCGGACAACCCCAAAAAGAAAAAAACCAAGCCTCTAAAAAACGACATCAGTCACCTGACCGAAGTGGACTTCCTGGAGAAGTTCACCAGCCAGCTGTTCGGCTATCAGAAAGAATTGTTCGAGGCCAAGCAGAACCCGCTGACGCGGCGGATCCGCAACGTGTTGAAGGCTCGCCAGACCGGCCTGACCTACTACTTCGCCGGTGAAGCGTTCATGGACGCGGTGCTGACCGGTGATAACCAGATGTTCCTGTCGGCCAGCCGCGCCCAGTCGGAGATTTTCCGCAACTACATCATCAAGTTTGCCCGCGAATGGTTCGGCCTGGAGCTGACCGGTAACCCGATCATCCTGAGCAACGGCGCCGAACTGCGCTTCCTGAGCACCAACAGCAGCACCGCGCAGGGCCACCACGGGCACGTCTACGTCGACGAATATTTCTGGATCCGCGACTTCGACAAACTCAAGTCGTTGTCGGGGGCCATGGCCACCCACAAGAAGTGGCGCAAAACCTACTTTTCCACGCCCAGCGCGGTCAGCCACCAGGCCTATCCGTTCTGGACCGGCGACACCTTCAAACGCGGCAAACACCGCAACGCTAGCAAGCCGTTCCCGGGCGAGGCCGAGTTACGCCAAGGCGTGCTCTGTCCGGACGGCCAGTGGCGCAAGATCATCACCATTCACGATGCCATCGCCGGCGGCTGCGACCTGTTCGACATCGAGCAGCTGCAACTGGAAAACTCCGACGATCAGTTCGATCAGCTCTATTTGTGCCAGTTCATCGACAGCACGCAGAGCGCGTTCAACCTGGCGGATCTGGAGCGCTGCTATTCCGATCTGTCGTTGTGGAAAGATTACGACCCCGACCCGAAGGCGGCGCGACCGTTCGGCAACAGTCCGGTGTGGGTCGGCTACGACCCGAGCCGCACCCGCGACGACGCCACCTGCGTAGTGGTCGCGCCGCCGCTCGAGCAGGGCGGCAAGTTCCGGATCCTGGAGAAGCACAGCTGGCGCGGGCACTCGTTCACCTACCAGGCCGCCCAAGTCAAAAAAATCACCGAACGCTTCAACGTCCAGCACATTGGCATCGACATCACGGGGGTGGGCTATGGGGTGTTCGACCTGGTGCGCGACTTCTACGCCCGGGCCACGCCAATCCACTACAGCCTGGAAACCAAAAACACCCTGGTCCTCAAAGCCCAGGACACCATTCAAGGGCGACGGATCGAGTGGGACGCCGGCTGGAACGACATCGCCTCGGCCTTCCTGACGATCAAGCGTGGTGCCACCAGCAGCGGCCAGATCACCTACAGCGCTTCGCGCACCGACGCTACCGGTCACGCCGACATCGCCTGGGCGGTGATGCACGCGCTCGCCAATGAACCCCTTAACGTCAACAAAAAGCGGCGCAGCCGCTGGTCAACACTAGAAGGCAGCCATGCAAGAGCTAACACCGCAGGACAAAACCGAGCCCCACAAAGTGCAGGCGTTCAGCTTTGGCGCCCCCGAGTCGGTGCTGGCCAGCAACATGGGCGAGTACCTGGGCGTGTTCGCCAACAACGACGGGCGGATCTACACGCCGCCGGTGTCACGCACCGGTCTGGCCAAGTTGCTGCGCGCCAACGCTCACCACGGCACCATCCCGCGTTTCAAACGCAACTTGCTGTTGCGTGACTTCATCCCGTCGGCCGGGTGCAGCGCGCAGACCATGGGCCGCGCCTCCCTGGACTTCATGGTCTTTGGTGATGCGTTTTTTCAGCGCATCCGCAATGTGATTGGCCAGGTGATTGAGTTGCAGCATCTGCCCGCGCTCAACATGCGGCGCAAAGTCGGGGGCGGCTTTGTCATGCTGTTGCCGAACGGCAAGGAACTGCACTTCGAAGAAAACGAAGTGGAGCATGTAATGGATTACGACGTAGAACAAAATATTTATGGTGTGCCCGATTATCTGGGCGGCATGCATGCACTGCTATTGAATGAGTCGGCCACCCTGTTTCGTCGGCGTTACTACAACAATGGCGCGCATGCGGGGTTTATCTTTTATACCAATGATCCGAACATGTCGGACGACGATGAAGCAAAATTAAAAGCACAGATACAAGGTACAAAAGGTGTGGGTAACTTTCGCTCGATGTTTGTGAATATCCCGGGCGGCACGGATAAGGCTATACAGATTATTCCGATTGGCGACATCGCCACTAAAGATGAATTCGAGCGGATCAAGAATATTACTCGTAATGACGTGATTGCGGCCTGGCGCATGAACCCGGCACTGGCCGGCGTGATGCCGGAGAACGCCGCCGGCTTCGGCGATATCGAAAAGATCGATCGGGTTTACACCAACAACGAAATCCGGCCGATCAGCCAGTTGTTTATCCAGGTGAATGACTGCCTGCGAGCCGATCGGAGGATTGCTTGGCGGGAGCCTGTGGTGGCAGCGTGATGCAGGCCACTCCCTATAGTGTCTATTCACCCACACAAACCCCATATGTTGTGTGGCAAAATAACCACCTATGGGCGCAGTTGGGGTGGCTATGCGGATTTACTGTAAGGAATGCGGCGGGAAAGCACGCATCGGCAAGCGTGATGAACTGTCTGTGACGTTCGCCAGGCTGTACTGCCAGTGCCTGTCCGTCAGCTGTGGCCACACTTGGGTGACCACGCTGGCTTTCTCTCACACCTTGAGCCCGTCCGCGGAAGTCGTCGACCGACTCTTGTTCGACCGACTACGTGATCTGCCGAGGGCTAAACAGCGTGAGCTATTCGATCAGTTGGGCGCTTTGCCGTCAGGATAGTTTTTCAGCATGTCCAGTGCTGTTCGAAATCGCCGAATACTGGAAATCCCATACTCAATAAACGCTAGTCGTCCATGTTCAGAGAGTGGTATCTCCGAAGTGGATATATCTACTGTAAGTGCAAACGAGTTTCTGCACTCCTCAAACTCTTCACGAATAACATTGAGATCTATAGCCGGTTTGCTCATGTGCTCAACTCGTTTTTTGTAATTAGTTGACAGATTTTAGGTGTCAGTAATTTGGCTGGTCAAGGTGTTTGCTATTGGCGCGCCCGTCAATCAAAGTTACATTTGTTTTATTTTGTACTTTTGCAATTGCGTGAAAATATTGCCCGTTAGAAAGAAGGTGCTATATTTAGTGGTGCTCGCCATTGGTAATGCTAGAGGCTAATTTAGGCTTTAGCGGTAAAACTATTTTTCGTACAACGTGTGTTTCAAAATTTGACGAATTTGATTGATCGAGGTTGGTCATGTCGAAAGCTGGAAGCAAACAAGGGCGCTGAAGCGCCCTTGTTTGAATATTCATGCAGCAGTCACTCAGAGCTTCAACCCATCGATCCGCACCACGCCGTAACGACGTTTACCTCGGGCATTTTCGAACTCCGCCACCACTAGGCCGTGCGGCAGAGGGATCTGTACCACACCGACGCCGGTATTGTGGTGCAAGAAGCGAGTGGCATCGGTCAGAAAAAAGTCGCTGGGCAGCTCCATCTGCTCGCAAGCCTGACGTTCCTGCTCTGCGCTGATGGCAATGATTTGGCCGTCGATCAGCATTGGATTTTCTCCCTGTCTGTTTTGGGGTTAGCAAGTAACTCTGAAACCACCTGCGCATCGTCCGTGCTCAGATCGCCCATGATTTTGGCCATGCCCGCGACGCTTTCGAGATGCACTCGGGCGTCTGGAGTTTTATGGATCAGGTAGCCGATCAATGCAGCGCCGACCACGGCAGTCGCCAACTGACCGCGTGAGGGTTTAAAGGGACTGCGAGCGGGTTGCTCTGGCGCTGTGGTAGCCTTTACGTCGCTGCTGCTTGGGTGCTGTGCTTGCATGGTGTTGCTCCTTTAGTGGTGGTTGGTGTCGGGGAGGTGCGAACTCCTCGACACCGTCTCTATCAGGCTTGCCGCAATAGGCTGGCCGTGAATACCGGGCGCTGCTCACAGCGCACCTCAAACAACCCCAAGTCGTGACCGTCTACATCCTGCATATGCACAACGGTGACGAAAGTCGGGGTTTCTTCCGGGTGGTCCCGCCAGTGCGCGGCGGCGGCTAGTTCGGCCAGATCCTCGGCTGTGCGCTGTTCGACGTAGTCGGACGGCAGCGGAAACTGACCCGGTAAGGTGTTGGCGCAGTAGCGAATAATCATTGCGACTTCTCCCCCTCAGGCCTGACGCACCAGGTGCACGACGAAGTCAGACGGAATCCCCGA